CCTTCTAGAGTTGCGGCGTTCTTGGCCTACTCGGATAAAAGCGTTTGTCACTGCGTTTTCAATGTCCTTGCGTGTCTGCGCGGTGATCTCGCCATTGACTGTGATGTTGATGGCGCCGGCTTGCACTTGGAAATTGGTGGCCGATTGAAGAGCGGCCATGGTAGTGCCGCTGGAAGCCTCGGCGCCGATGTTGCCAATGATGTTGGCTGGCGTGACGAATTGGCCTTGGAGTTTGTTCAGGCCAGAGATCGTGGACGCGCCAGCCTCGAGCAGGGCTTTGGCGTAGGGCAGGCCTTCCATCGGACCCATGCCCACAAGGTCCAAGAGCGCGGCCTGATTGAGCGGCACCTTGGCAGACTGAAGCTGCTGGAGAACTGTGGAGAACTCTCGGACCATGGCAAGGCGCTGGCGCACGTTGGCGGTGATGCCAGCAGCAGTGATCGGTACACCAGCATCTGGCTTGAACGTCGAGATGGCGCCAAAGTCCATGATGGATTTGGCAAAGTCCTTGCTCAGTTTCTTGAATTCATCAATGGCAGTCTTGGCTTTGTCCAGCTTGCTGGTGATCTGAGCGGTGATCTTGTCGACTTGTGTTCCAATGGCCGCTTGGCCCTCAGCGCCCTTGGACCAAGTAGTGATGAAGTCTTTGATGGTGCTGCTGCCTGTTGCCAAAAGTCTCTTGTAGACCTTCTTCCAGCCATCCATATTGATGACTGAATCGGCCAATGCCTCTGGGATTCCTCGTGCCATGAGCTTGGTCTTGGCGGCGGCCTTCTTGGCCGAGTCGCTCAGGGCATCAGAGAAAGCCTTGAATGGGTCAATCTTCTTGACGACTGCTGTTGTCGATGTTGAAGCCGCGTCAGCGATCGCTTGCTGGTCAGCAAAGAACTGGTCCAGTTCTCGGCCAATCCCTGGGCTGATTCCAACGCCGGAGGCAGCATGAATTTCCAACCAAATGCTTGCCATCCGTGGCTTCTCTGTACCGTCAAGAGCAGTGTTGAGTTCAGCAACATTGCCCATGATCACCGACCAGTCAGTATGATTCAGGGCGTTCAACTGGTCTTCGGTTAGGCCTATGGCTTGTGGAAGACCGAGCGACAATTGACCTGTGACTGCCTCGATGGCGAGACCAATGCTTCTGAATTGATTTGCTGTGTTGGTAATGGGATTTAGGAAGTCCTTGAAGATTCCTAGAGAGTTATAAGCATCTTTGATCTGAGTAATCATGGAAACAAGCTGACCAGTCAGTTCTCCTACTGATTTGCCCAGATCCTCAAAGTCAGGCTGAAGATCGACAAGGCCATTCTTGAGATCTGTCAGGCCGCCAAGTCCTGCGGAAATTCCCTCGAGGAAGCCTTTGCCAAACGATTCCTTGGCTTCATCGATGGCGATCTGAATGAGCTTGACTTTGCCGGCGAACGTATCGACGGAGGCAGCGGCAGCGCCACCAAAGGCGCGGCCCAGTTCATCGACGGCAATGGAGAAATTGCCAGCCTTTTTCGCTCCGTCGGAAAGTGGTACACCCAGTCGTGTGAGAGCGCTTGCCTGTCCATTGCTGGCCTTAGCCAAGGCGGTGGCCACGCTGCCCAGATCTTTCTGCTTTGCCACGGATATATCTACGGCAAGGCTGAGAAGTTCTTGGGCTTTGGTGGCGTCTTTTGTGGCAGTGACAAGAGTTTGGAAGGCGGGCCGGAGGTCACTGTCTAGGACGCCAGTGGCCAGCTGCATGGTGTCAATCGACTTGGCGATCTCGGGCAGCTTGAAGCCCTGATTGACGTTATCCAAAGCAGACTTGAGTCTGGCCAGTTGCTGTTCTTCGGCTGCGGCGGATTTGATTCCTTCGACCGCGAAGGCCAGCGCCATGGTTCCTGCGGCTGCTGCTGTGGTCAGAAGTGCTGGTCCCACAAAGCTGGAAAGTTTGCTTCCAAAGGATTGCAGCCCACCAGTTGTTTTGCGGGACTCTGAATCTAGTTTGCGCAGATCGGCCTGAGCCGACTTCATCGCCTTGTTTGTGTACTCCGTGCCGATCTTGAGAATGATGCCTTTATTAGCCATCAGGGCATACTCCTCTGCACGTATAAGGCGGCCCTATAGGCGGCGTCCATAATCTTCAAGCGCGTCTCTGGGTAGTGGTTCCTCAAAGCGGTGCGCATGACACGGCCATGAGTGATTCTCTTTGACGTATTGAGCCTCACTGATGGAAGCAGTCTGAGAAAGGTCCGGCCTTGCGGAGATCCGCTTCCTCTCTTGCCACCCTTGGTGCCTGCCAATTCATAGACCTGAAGCGCTCGGTCAGTCTTGGATTGGATAGTCAGCACAAACTCACGACGGCTAGACCTGATAGATTTCCTGCTGGCCCCTGGGTTCCAAGCGGGGAAACGACTTGAAGAACCTGCACTAATCGTGCCGTCAGAGTTTCGTTGACCTAGGCGCCTTCGCGGTTCTTTTGTTCCCCAGTTGCGTAGGCGCGGTGAAGGTGTCTGAGGAACTAGAGTCTTGGCCTCATCGCGTATCACTCGGCCAGCAAGGTTGAGTTCCTTGTTGACCTGCTTGGCAACCTCGGGGTCCAATTTGTTCAGGGCCTTCAACGTGCCAGCCAATCCAGCGACGGTGACACGTTGGTTGAGGTCCACTTGGCTCCTATCGGGGTCGGCTTTGCTCAGTGGCTTTCCACCTGAGATATCTGGCCAGAGTGAAAAGCATGCGGTCTGACTCGCCTAGCAGTGCAGATGGCGCGATGCCCGTCTCGCAGGCAAGGTGCGCTATCAGCCAGTGGGCGCTGTTATCTCCAAAGGGATGATTGCCGCCGCTTCATCGGAGGCAACCACGGCCTCAATCGTTTCAGTCCACTCCTCGAACTCGAGCGGGGTCTTGCTTCCACGCTTGAGACTCGACCAAGCAAGGAACGCAAGGTCTGTGTAGCGCAGGTCGGTGTCCATCTTGGCAATGGACTTGTCAAACTTCGTCTCAAACTTGATCAGGTCAGCCGCCGAGGTTGTGGTGTCGACGGCTGACCCGTCAAGGTAGGAGACACGCAAATTCATTCTCATAGCGCAGGGCCTTTCTTAGAAGGGTCAGAGGGTTAGGCGGTGCCGCGTGTGACGGTGCCGGTGGTCGGCCACGTCACTGACGTGGTGGCGATGTCGCCCACGGATGAGCTGAACGGGTTGTACTGGGTGACAAGGCAGACCGCAGTGAAGGCCGGGTTGGTTGCAGTTGTCGTGCCTGACGTGGGCTTGACCACAACTGTGGCGTTGCTTCCGATAAGCGGCCAGATGGTCGCGTCAACCTGACCAGCGGCAAAGTCTTGGAAGAAGTTCAAGGTGACTGAGCCCGTCTTGAGTCCGCCGATGCGCTCGCGGAACGTGGTGCCAAAGCCAGTGGTCTCGAGCTCTGCGGCTTCAACCATGAGTTCCACGGACTGAAGTGCTGTGGAAAAGGCTGAGCCATTTACTGTGATGGTGTGATCAGTTGCGGCGTACTTCGCCATTTGCGTGCCTCCTTTAGGCGTAGACAACCACGGAGAACGTGGCGGTCAAATAGATGTCTTCTGCCTCGGATGCCGAGGACAGGCCTGTCATTTCAGTGACGCGCAGAGTTTGTGCTTTGCCTCCGAGGCTGGTGTCACCCTCAATGGCGGTCTTGATGGACGTTGACCCAGTGGGCGCTAGATACCCATCAAGTTTGGTTTGTGCGGTCCGCTCCGAGATCCGGCCCACCACCACGGTGATGGTGAAGCGGTACTCATCAAGGCCTCGATGGAAGGCCTGATCAAAGGTGATGGTGTCAAGAGACACAATGGCAAGCGGCGGATTGATCTGGTCAGGAATCGTGGCCGTGGTGCGCAGGCCAGAGATGGTGGCCAGCCTGGTGGCCAGTCCATTGCGCAGCTCAGTGACCGTAGCCATTAGGCGATCCCGTGCGGATACTTCACATAGGCAGCCACGAGCTGGGCCACGTCGGTGTCTAGGCCACGGCCTACGCGCATGATGCCGAGGTCTCCAAAGCCGGCCACGCCAAGTGGCGAGTCAAGGCGCTTGAAGATACGGGCAGCCTGAATGATTGTGGCCTGCTTGACGGCACTGGGCACGGCGGCCCAGCCCATGGCTCCGGTCACTCGAACGGTGGCAGCACCAAATTCGCGGGGGAAGGTGTAGTCATCAATGGCCCGGATCTTGTAATACGGCGTGGCTTGGCCGGCGGTCACTCCGTTGAGTGGCTCCAGCTGGTAGTCAGTGACGGCCCACGTCTGATCAAAAGTGAGGTCAGCGCCGCTCGATGTCTTGATGGTGACGGCAGTGCCTTGGAGATCATCGATCTCACAGAGGTAATTGTCATTGGGCACGTAGTCGCGGGTCACGGTTCCGGCGTTCCAGAAGGCGCGGCCACAGTGCCCGTCAATGAGCCGAGAAGCGCTCTCTACGGCAGGCTCAAGCAGAGCGTCATCCACTGAGTCAGAGATGCGCAAAGCGGCCTTGATCTCCGCCAGAGTAGCGTAGCCGTTAGTGATGGCCATGCTTACGCTCCGACGGCAAGCACTCGAGCAGTGACGGTGCCGCTGGCGGCGATGCCAAAGACTTGGTTGTCTGGCGGCAGGTCAAGTGCGATGGCCACGCCAGAGGTCAGCAGGTATCCGTAGGAGCTGCTGGAGACGTTGCTGGCGCCAAGGTACGCGGTGCCACTGTCAATACTGACGATGATCGACTGGCCCACGTTGCCATCGGTCTCGGTCAGGTTGAGCATCGCGGTGGCGCCAGTGGTGAGACTGACGGATCCATGCTTGACGGCCATGAGGTTCCTTTACTGGGAGAGGATGGTGAGAGCGTCTGCCTCAGCCAAAGTGGTCAGGAGTTCAATCTCTGTGGGGTCTTCGGTTTCGTACTCGC